AAATAGTCCGAGAAGCTGTTAAAGAAATTGCAGCAAAAGAGTCTGTGACCAACGAAGCTGATCGCAACAGAATGAAAAAGTTGCGTGAAGAAAACGATAAAATGAAAGCACAAAATGTCGAGCTTCAACAAGCATTAAAACTTGCACAAGAGAAGTCGTTGAAGAGTGGGGTTGAAGCGCAAGATCAACCACAGGCCAACAAACAAAATTGGTTTGATAAAACCAAGGAACTTAAGGAGAAGTTTAAATTAGCGAAGCTTAAAATACCTAGTGTGACTATTCCAGCAAATATTGTTAAAGGTCATCACAAATCAAAGTACCTGTATGATACACTCAAGGCAGAGTACGAAAGATTAATGAACGCAGCCCAACAGCAACCAGCTAAGTATAAAAAAGAGTCGGAACAAGTCGATTCACCCATGTTAAACTTAAGACAATGGGACGTAAACCTCGCAGTATTGAGGTCAAATGGTACAAGCGAGCGTGGCTTAGGGCGTGTCGGAAATTATTTAGTGACAACCGATCATGGTCCAACTGTTCCAATGGTTGGAAACCAAATCACTGTTGGAAAGTTCATAAACAATGAACTCAAAGAAAAAGCTTTTGCTAAAGTGCTTTATGTAGACAAGGCAATTGACAGAGCCGTCTTAGAAGTTCCAAATTCTTGGAGATCTGGAAAGATGGTTAAACCACGAATTCTCACAGAAGAAGAAATGCTCACAATGTGCGGGGCTGAATATGGCTCCACTGTGTTCAAAGTAGCGACTGGACCTGCTAGACCAAACGGAAAGCATGGAATTAGTTCAGTCAATGGATTTTCAGGCCAGTTATTGTATAACTCTGAAAGAGATGAAGCTTATGGACACCATACCAGCACAACCCATGAACCTAAATATGGGAATGTCTTTGTTCCATTCACTGCAGAGTGGTGTGATTCATTGATGAAAGGAGATTTCTCAACCTTTACCCCTCCAGAGGGAAAGGAAGCTGAGAATTTAAACTAAATGCCGAGGAGGATTTTGAACCTTTGCTCTACCATTGGGGTGGGTGGAAGCAAAAATTACAGGTCAATCCTCCGATGAAATACCACATCCCACCGAACGAGTTTTGTAGTTCGATTAAGCACTTAGGATATTTAAAAGTTCCTTACAAAGGTCAAGCCTACAGATCTTGTGATGGCACCAAAATAGATCTGGATTATTTAGACTTCAATCCAGATCCAGCTTCGATAGTAGGTGAACTCGAATATGGATATATTAGGTCCAATTTTGAGGCTGTGAGAAATCAATTTATGTTATTTAATCATGATCCTCCATCAATGATACCAGATGAAACAGACTGGGCGGCGGATCAAATGGTCGCGATGCTAAGCCATTTTGGAGTCAACTCTGTAGAAACTCCATTAGTCAATATTGAGTGGAATATGCAAAGCAGTCCTGGTCCTGGATTAAGGGATCAGTATAAAACGAAGAAAGATTATTTTGATCACCAATATAACGATGTGCACAAGTATGTGTACTCCTCATGGAAAGACGAGCGCGTGACGCCTTTAGCTGGTGTAACTGGCAAGAGCGAATATATCAAACTCAAGAAAATCTATGACGTTAATCAGAGGTGTTTCGAAATTTTCCCTGCCACTGAAACGGCATTGCAGTTACATTGTTGCCAAGCTTTTAATAAGAAGCTTTATTCAGTCTCTGACCACACTCCAATTAAAGTTGGTTGTGTTTTCCAGTCAGGACAATTTGATGTACTGTTTAAGAGATTAGACTCTCTCGTTTGTGTCATGGGCGATGTCTCAAAGTGGGACAAATCGTTCTTCTACCAACTACGCATGAAGTGCAAACAGATCCGTTTAGCACTATACGATGGAAATGATTATGAAACGTTCAAAAGAAAGATGGATCACATCTACAAACATTCTACACAGGCTCACTTATTATTACCATGGGGTCAGGTTGTACAGTTGCTATGGGGCTGCATGATGTCAGGAGATGGAAATACAACAAGCGACAATAGCTTGGGTCATTGTATGGTGAAATTTTCGTATGTTAAAAGAAACAAGAAAATGATCCAAAAACGCACATTGATTGTTATAGAATCTTGGAGAGATATTCTGAGATTGTTTGAATTTCTCTTGTATGCAGACGACCACATAGACGGTTTTCCTCCGCAATTATCTAAGTTGACAGACTATGATAGGCGGGCGAGGTTTTACTTGGAGTACGGCTTTACTCTCAAGAAAGAAGATGATCGAATTAATATAGGATCACCCTTGGGATTAACGTTTCTTGGGGCTACTGCAGTGAGATACTACAGTAGATATGCTCCACAATACAATGCGAACAGCATTATTAGCAGACTTGCAAGATATGGAGTTGAATTGCCTCCGTTTTGTAAGTTCCAAAAAGTTATTTCGTTGTTAGTTTTATCAACGTTTAACAAAAGAAAGGTCTTTGATCACATTTACAAATATGCACACTTCCTTAAGAAGAGATATGATGACAAATATGGTAAGAGGTGGTTAGTTCCGCCTGAAAACCTTGAACGAATTCAAGACAAAGAAGATATTTTTGTTATCACTTCAAATAATAACATTCCAACTTATGAAGAATCCGTCAGCTTTTGGCTAGGATTAGAGAGTGGTGATGGGCTGACCACCAATGCCCTGAAAATACGAGCAGGCGAGACCCGGCTCGAAACAATTGGCCAACCAAGTTGTGTTGATATAGTAACGCGAGTTACACAAGAAGGAAAGTTAAACTTTATGGAAGGAGTTGCGGCAGCAGTTGCAGCTAAAGGAATAGAAGTTGCAGCTAAGAAAGCAGAGCAGTTTATTGAAAAGAAAATGAATGGACCAAAAAGGAAAGGCAAAAAGGGTAAGCCAAATACAAGAAGAGGCGAAAAACCTAATAAACCTAAGCCAAAGTTTCAGAAGAAGAGATCAGTGGTTCCTATGGATAAGGCAGCGAGAGTGGAAGCGCCTCCTGTCTCCTTCGGCTTTAAGTATCGAGGATCAGAGTCCAAATCGAAGATCATGAGATACAAAAAGAAAGACGCCATGAAAATGACAGGCGTTGAATTGTTGGGTCCAGTAGTGTTCCCGACGAGTGCGTATGCTGAAGTGGCATCATATCCATTAAACCCATTGATGATTGCAAATGGTCGATTGGCCATTCAAGCACAATTGTACACTAAATATTCTTTTGATAGAATTGGTTTTACTTATGTTCCAGCGACTGGAACATCGACAACCGGCCAGTTCCTAATGTCCCACATTGATGATCCGGAATTGCCGATAGGCAAGGAAGGATCGATAAACTTTATTCGAGCTCTAGCATCTGTACCAGGATCTGTCAATTCACCATTATGGAGTGAAGCGAAATTAAACTGGAGACCTGAAGACGCAGGAAAAGAATACTACATTAGTCCAGATTTAGAAGGAGAAAATAGATTGACTCTTCAAGGAGTCATGAAATTAGCCACCTTAGTAGCTCCTGCCTCCGCAGGAACATATGGCATGTTGTATTTAAATTATTCGCTTATACTCTATGATCCAATTCTCAACACTCAGACTATCAATACTTTCAATCAAGCACCTGCTGGCAGAGGAGACAATGCTAGTGGAGACGAAACTTGGAATTTCAAAGATCCAGGTGGGTGGAATCCTTTAGAGATCAGACGAAGTTCAGAGATGACAGAAGACACTGTCTATGCATTTTATACGAATTTCAACATGGGATCTCTTGAAGCAGGGAAAATATACTATACTAAAGCGAAATTGCTTGGAGCGTTTATATATACAACTCCAAACAACGCGAGTTTCCAGAATGGAGAACAAGTGTGTGGTGCACTGATTGCAGGAACCACATTACCAGATAATGCTACAGTATGGTACTCAAATAACCCACAGGAAGGACCACAATCAAAGAAAAAGATCGTATTGAAGAAAAGTGAAGAAGTCACTGAACCTACTTTTGATGAGATGAAAGAGTTTGTTAAAGTCTGCAAGGCTATATCAGATCCAGACAAAAGACCAACATTCGAAATGTGGAGAAAAACAAACCTAAGCACCGACCCTAG